CTGGCGAATTTGGCGGATCGATTGAGCCACCAGCTGGCGGGTGAGGTGGACCCTGTGCGGATCCATCAGGTGCTGACGCAAGAGCACCGTGCGGCGCTGGTGGAGCTGTGTGATGAGTAATGCGTGGCGCGAGGGCTTCCTCGAGGGGCTGCGACCTGAGCAGCCGCTAACGGTGAGTGAGTGGGCGGACAAGCACCGCCGACTGAGCAGCAAGGCAAGCGCTGAGCCGGGGCCATGGCGGACGGATCGGACGCCTTACCTGCGTGAGCCGATGGATTGCCTGAGCAGTGAGAGCCCGGTGCAAAGGGTGGTGATGATGTTTGCGGCGCAGACGGGTAAGACGGAGGCGGGCAGCAACTGGCTGGGGTACGTGATCGACCATGCGCCGGGGCCGATGTTGTGCGTGCAGCCGACGATCGAGATGGCGAAGCGGCTGAGCAAACAGCGACTCGAGAGCATGATCACGGAAACGCCGGTGTTGGCGGCGAAGATTGCGCCTGCCAGGAGCCGTGACTCTGGCAACACGATGTTTAGCAAGGAGTTCAGCGGCGGAATCATGCTGATGGCTGGGGCGAACAGCGCCACCGGGCTGCGATCAGCGCCGTGCCGATATTTGTTCTGCGATGAGGTGGACGCCTTCCCTGCTGATGTGGATGGCGAGGGTGATCCGGTGAGTTTGGCGGAGCGGCGGACGACGACGTTTGCGCGGCGGAAGATCTTGCTTACCAGCACGCCGACAGTGAAGGATTTCAGCCGGATCGAGGCGGAGTATCAGCGCAGCGATCAACGACGGTTCTATGTGCCGTGCCCGGCGTGCGGCGCAATGGAGTGGTTGAAGTGGGGCCAGCTGAAGTGGGATGACGGGCGGCCGGAGAGTGCGCGGTATCAGTGCGAGCACTGCGGCGAGCGATTCGAGGAGATGCACAAGCCGGCGATGTTGCGCGGTGGTGAGTGGCGCGCGACTGCTGCGAGCAATGGGCGCACGGCTGGGTTCCATCTGAGCGGGCTGTATTCACCGCTGGGGTGGTGCAGCTGGGAGCAGCTGGTGGATGACTTCCTGCGTGCGAAGGGTGATGCGCCTGCGTTGAAGTCATTCGTGAACACGCGGCTGGCGGAGACGTGGGAGGAGGATTACGCGGCGAAGGTGAGCGCTGATGGACTGCTGGCCAAGCGGCTGGATTACAAGCCGGGCGTCTGCCCTGCTGGCGTGGTGCTGCTGACCGCTGGAGTAGACGTGCAGGACAACCGCTTAGCAGTGAGCGTATGGGGCTGGGGTGCTGGTGAGACGGGCTGGCTGGTGTGGCATCAGGAGTTGATGGGCGATCCGACGCTGACGGAGGTGTGGGGACAGTTGGATCAGGTGCTGGCGACTGAGTGGGAGACGGAGGGCGGCAAGCATCTGAAGGTGGCGCAGATGGCGATCGACTCTGGCGGCCACTGCACGCATGAGGTGTACCGCTACGTGCGGGATAGGGGAGCGCAGGGCGTGGTTGCGATTAAGGGCAGCAGCAGGCGCAACAGCCCGGCAGTGGGCAAGGGCACAAAGCAGGATGTGAACTGGCGCGGCAAGGTGATCAAACGCGGCGTCACGCTGTATTCACTGGGCACCGACACGATCAAGACGACACTGTTCGGGCGGCTGCGCCATAACGAGACGACGGGCGGGCTGCACTTCGGGCTTGCTGCAGACGATGAGTATTTCCGGCAGCTCACGAGTGAGCGTCAGGCGTTGCGGTATCACCGCGGCTTTCCGATTCGGGAGTGGGTGAAGAAAGCAGGTGATCGCAACGAGGCGTTGGATTGCGCGGTGTATGGCTACGCGGCGATGTTGATCTATGGGCGGAAGATGAATAAGGCAACGATGTGGGAACAGTTGCGGGTGCAGCTGGAAGAGGGAAAGAAAGCACCGCTAAGATCGAGGAAGCAACAGCCAGCACCTGCGGCTGGACCTGGATTCGTCAGCAACTGGTAGGCCGTGAACATCCCCGCGCAAATCAGGGCAGGCGACACGGTGAAGTGGCGTGATGTTGAAGCGGTCGACAATCTGGGCAATGCGATCAGCAGCAGCAGCTGGACGCTGACCTACTACCTGCGCACCAATACCGCTAGCGAGGGTGCGACTGTTGTCGGCACCGCATACGGCACCGGATGGGAGTTCACGCTGGCCGCTAGCCCCAGTGCAGGGTTTGATGCTGGGCAGTGGTATTGGCAGGCGATTGCTACTGCCGGCAGTGAGAAGGTAACGCTGGGCGCTGGGCAGGTTGAGGTGCTGTCGGCGTTGTCTTATGCCGGCACACCGGGTGCATTTGACGGGCGCAGCCAGGCGCAGATTGATCTGGATTCTGTGCAGGCTGCGATCCGAGCGATCATCAGCGGGCAGGCCAAGCAGTACAGCATCGGCAGCCGGAGCTTTACGAAACTGGATCTGGGTGAATTGATGGAACGCGAAAGTAGGCTGAAGGCTGAAGTGAAGCGTGAGCAGATGGCGAGCCTGATCGCTAACGGTCAAGGCAACCCCCACAATCTGTTCGTGAGGTTCTGATGGGATTGCGCACGCGGCTGTTTAAGGCGATGGGGTTTGAGCCGGTGCGACCCCGTGCGCGGGCGTATCAAGGCGCGAGGGTGAGTCGTCTCACTGCTGATTGGGTAACCAGTGGCACGAGCGCAGACAGCGAGATTAAGAGCAGCTTCAAGGCACTGCGCAATCGTGCGCGGCAGCTTTGCCGTGACAATGACTACGCCCGTCAAGCGCTGCGCAGCATCCAGAACAATGTGATCGGGCACGGCATTAAGCATCAGTCGCAGGTGCGGATGCAACGCGGCGGCCGATTGGATGAGGCCATCAATGGCCAGATCCACGAGGCATGGGAAAAGTGGATGCACAAGAGCCGCTGTGATGTGAGCGGCCTGCTGGGCTTCCACGACATGGAGCGCCTGCTGTGCCGCAGCTTGGCTGAGAGTGGCGAGGTGTTCGTGCGGATGATCCGTCAGCCGTTCGGCGGTTCAAAGGTTCCGTTTGCGTTGCAGGTGCTCGAGGCTGACTACCTGATCGACGATGACATCCCGCAGGCCAAGGAAGGCAACACGGTTCGGATGGGCATCGAGGTGGACGGCTACCTGCGGCCGCAGGCGTACCACTTCTATGCCAACCACCCTGGCGACACATATGCGGGCAACCCGCGCACCAATGGGCGCCGCGTGCGCGTGCCTGCTGATGAGGTGATTCATCTTTTCCTACCTGAGCGCCCTCAGCAGACAAGAGGAGTCACATGGTTCGCCTCGGCGTTGATGCGACTGCACATGCTGCAGGGCTATGAGGAGGCCGAGGTGGTGCGGGCTCGGGCCAGTTCGGCGCTGATGGGTTTCATCAGCAGCCCTGAGGGTGAGCTGATCGGTGATGAGATCTACGAAGGCGACCGCGTGAGCGAGTTCACGCCGGGCGTGTTCAAGTATTTGGCACCTGGCGAAAGCGTGACGGTGCCGGACCTGAACGCACCTGATGGCCAGCTGGAAGGATTCACGCGTTCGATGCTGCGTGCTGTGGCGGCTGGCGTTGGCGTGTCGTTTGAGAGCATCAGCAAGAACTTCTCAGAGAGCAACTACAGCAGCAGCCGGCTGAGCCTGCTTGAAGAGCGGGACACGTACAAGGTGCTGCAGCGGTTCTTCATTGAGAACTTCCATCAGATCGTTTTCGAGAACTGGCTCGAGATGGCGGTGCTGAGCGGTGCATTGAACCTGCCGGCATATGAGACGAATCCCGATCGCTACCGCGCAAGCCGCTGGATTCCACGCAGCTGGGAATGGGTGGATCCGCAGAAGGAAGTGAACGCCTACAAGGATGCGGTGCGCTGCGGATTTAAGACGCTGGGCCAAGTGATCAGCGAGCAGGGCGGCGATCTCGATGATGTTCTGATGGCACGTCAGGCTGAGCTGGCGATGCTTGATGAGATGGACATCGTGCTCGACACCGATCCGAGTGAAGTGACCAGCGGCGGCAATGCGCAGCCACCGCTGTATCAAGACGCGGTGCCTGCATTTGAAGAGACGGCTGCGCCAATGGAAGAGGAAGAGTACGAAGAGCAATCAGTGCTCGAGGATCCCACCGAAGGGGCAGAGGACTGATGGCAAATATTGCCGGCACTGAAGTTGACCTGATGCCTACCGATGGCATGAGGGAAGAGGCGCAGCGGTATCGCGATTGGAAAGCAGAGGGCCAAGCGGGCGGCACTGAGGTGGCCGCGGCCAGGGCGGGCCAGATTCTGAGCGGTGATGAGTTGAGCCCTGACACGGTGATCACGATGGCGGCATGGTTTGCACGCCATGAGGTTGATAAGCAGGGCGAGGGATTCAGTCCGGGAGAGGATGGCTATCCATCAGCGGGCCGCGTTGCATGGGCGGCGTGGGGTGGTGATGCTGGCCAGACATGGGCCAATGAGAAGGCAGATAGAATCAAGGCATTGCAGGATAGGCAAATGGAAGAGGCGCGCCCTTATCCAAATGAACATGCAGCGCGATTGACTGATCCTGATCAGTACGACGAACTGCGTCGCGAGAATGATGCAGGCGGCAACGGCGTTGACTTCATCTACGGCATCAAGGAAGGCGTGAGCGAGATCCAAGCGGTGCGGTTTGATGCGCAGGAGTTCAGCCCAGCAGAGGCGCGCACATGGCTGAGCGAACACGATATGGATCCGATTGAGTTCGAGGAGGCAACGGGCGAGGAGCGCACCATGCCCGGCCTTGGCCGCCATCAGCGTGCTGAGATCACAACCTTCGATGAGGTTGAGGATCGCACCTATGAGTTTCCGTTCAGCTCTGAGTATCCGGTCGCCCGCTATTTCGGCAACGAGATTCTGAGCCACGATGTGAAGGCTGCAGATCTGAGCCGCCTAAACGATGGTGCGCCGCTGCTGTTCAATCACAACCCCGACAAGGTGATCGGCGTTGTGGAGCGCGCCTATATCGATGGGAAGAAACGCCGGGGTTATGCACGGGTGCGGTTTAGCCGCAATCCGTTCGCTCAGGAAGTCCTGAGTGATGTGAAGGATGGCGTTCTTAGGAACGTGTCCTTTGGCTACTCCATCGACAAAATGGAGGAGCGCGGCAGCGGTGACTTTGTTGCCACTGCCTGGTCTCCTTATGAGGTTTCTGTTGTCTCGGTGCCGGCTGATCCCGGCGTTGGGATCGGCAGATCCTTAGAGGCCGAGCAAGCTGCCTCGGCAGCACCTACACCTGATCCCATTCCTGCAATGGAAAACACCACCCCTGATCTGGCAGTGGTGCGGGCCGAAGCCGCTGAGGCTGAGCGCTCCCGCATCGCTGGCATCTCTGCGCTGTGCGACAAGCACAACATGGCCGATCTCGGCCGCCAGCTGATCGAGTCCGGTCGTTCTATCGACGAGGCTCGTGCTGCTGTGCTCGACAATCTCGACATCAAACAGGAGCCCGTCAACATGAGCGCCGCTGAAATCGGCCTGACTGAGAAGGAGAGCCGCAGCTTCTCCTTCCTGCGTGCCATTAACTATCTGGCCAACCCGACCGATCGCGCCGCTCGTGAGGCTGCTGCGTTTGAGATCGAGGCATCTGAGGCTGCAGCCAGCAAGCTCGGCCGTCAGTCCCGTGGCATCACCATCCCTCAGGATGTGCTGCGCCGTGACCTGAACGTGGGCGCTGCTACCGCTGGCGGCAACCTGGTTGCTACCGAGCTGGACGCTGGCAGCTTCATCGATCTGCTGCGCAACGCCTCTGCTCTGGACCAAGCTGGCGCCACCGTGCTGACTGGCCTCACCGGCAACGTGGCCATCCCCCGTCAGTCCGGCGCTGGCACTGCTTACTGGGTTGCTGAGTCCGGTGCCCCCACCGAGTCGCAGCAGACCGTGGATCAGGTGAGCCTGACTCCTAAGACTGTGGCTGCCTTCACTGACTACAGCCGCCGCCTGATGATCCAGTCCTCCATCGATGTGGAGAACATGGTTCGCAGCGATCTTGCCCGTGTGCTGGCACTCAAGATCGACCTGGCTGGCCTGTATGGCACCGGCTCCAACGGTGAGCCCCTCGGTCTGAAGCTGACCACCGGTATCGGCACCGAGGACTTCGCAGCTGACACCCCCACATTCGCTGAGGTGGTGGCACTTGAGAGCGACGTGGCAACCGCCAACGCCCTGCTCGGTAGCCCCGTGTACCTGATGAACGCTGCCATGCGCGGCGGTCTGAAGACCAAAGCCAAGGATGCAGGTTCCGGCCTGTTCGTGATGGAAGGCAACGAAGTGAACGGCTATCAAGGCGTTCTCTCCAATCAAGTTGCTTCCGGCGATCTGTGGTTCGGCAACTTTGCTGATCTGATCATCGGCTACTTCTCTGGCCTGGATCTGATGGTGGACCCCTACACCAACAGCACCTCCGGCACCGTTCGCGTGGTTGCAATGCAGGATGTGGACATTGCCGTCCGTCACCCTGAATCCTTCAGCCGCGGCAACAACACCCTCTGATCATGTTGATCAAGGTCCTACGGCAGACGATGCTTTCGGGCCGAGTGGTGAAAGTTGGGGAAGTCCTAGAGGCTTCCCCCTCTGACGCCAAACTCCTGATCGGCATCGGCAAAGCTATTGAAGCTGCCGCCCTGGTGGCAGATGTGGTTGAGACCATCGCTCAACCTGCACCCAAACCTTCTACCCCCCGACGGAGGGCTAAACAATGACCATCCACAACCTTGGATCTAAGACCACGGTTCTCGGCCTGCTGCGCAATGACGTGGTGACCACTACCGGCACCGGTTCTGCAGTTGATCTGCTGGGCTACGAAGGCGATATGGCCGTCCTTCTGGACGCTGAAGCCGGTAGCGCTGGTGTGACCTACGCGGTCAAGCTGACTGAATCCGACACTTCCGGCGGTTCCTACACCGACGTGACCGGTGGCGCATTCACCACCACCACCGCTAACACTGCATCGCTGCAGAAGATCTACGTCAACGTGACGAACCTCAAGCGTTACGTCAAAGTGTCGATCACTGTGGCCGGTGGCACCGGTGCCGGCGCTGTTGCAGTGCTCGGCCTTGCTTCTGCTAAGTACGGCTGATCATGGCGTTTACTGAGGATCTGGATGTGTTCCTCGCAGATTTCGGCGTCAGCTGCACGGCTGGCGCTGTTACTGCAAAGGGAATCCTGGACATGCCAAGCCAGGTATTCAGCGATGGGATGGTGCTCAGCACTGACTACACGCTGACGGCCAGAACCTCAAACTTCGGCAGTCTCATCCGCGGCGACTCGATCACTGTGGATGGGGCTGCTTATACCGTCAGAGAGGCCATGCTGATGGATGACGGAAAGTTTGTGCAACTCGGATTGCAAAAGACATGAGCGGCCCTATCAAGGTCAACACCCGCAGCCAGTGGACAGCGCTCAATCCTGTGCTGATAGCAGGTGAGTTCGGCCTTGAGAGCGATACGCAGAATCTGAAGATTGGAAACGGCAGGACGCCATGGGAGAAGCTGCCCTATCACGGCTGCCCTGGTTACTGGGGATCCTTCTGGGATAACACCTCGCAAGTTGCAGCCGCTATCGACACGGCATACCAGATCAAATTGCGGCAGGTTGACACGGCAAGCCGTGGCATCAGGATCATTTCAGACGGCCGCATCACGGTCGATTATCCAGGCATTTACAGCTTCACCTTCTCGATTCAGTTCAGCAATACCGACAGCTCGATCCACGACATCAACGTGTGGCTGCGCAAGAACAATGCCGGCGCGGCCG